CCCTCTGGCGCTGACCCTAGGCAAATACAGCGAAGTATGTCAGCCGCGAGAAGTGTCCTGGTAGACACCCCAGACGAAGAATCTGCGGAAACTTCTCGCAGGGAAAAAATTGATGCTGATAAAGCTGCTAAAGCTAAAAAGAAAGCTAAGAAAGCATCTAAGTTGACGAAGGAGCAGCGTGAGATTATTCAAAAAGCACGTGCCATTCTAGACGAGATGACATCTGTTGGAGGCATTGGCGTTGGGAAGATGGGCGGCAGTTCTAACAAAGCTTATGATACCGATGGAAAGCCTATGGGTAAAGATGATGTTAAGATTGAGCCTGTTGATAAGTCTCTACGTAAGTTAGACCAGTCGAAGTCCACTAAGAAAGGCAAGAAGAAAGTTGCTAAAAAGAAGAAGGAGCTTAAAGTTACTAAAGAATCTTTTGAAAACTTCCTAAACCTTATTGTTAACGAATCCCAAAAGTAATGCTGTTAAAAGATATATTTTCGTTTGGAGAAATTACTCTCCTATCTGAAGGGCGTGGAAAGGGTCCTGTAAAGTTCCGTGGTATTTTCTCAGAGTGTGAGCGTCCTAATGGGAATAAGCGGATTTACAGTCGCACCTTATTAGAGCGTGAAGTTAAGAAGCTTCAAAACCAGATTGGGGACCGCCGACTTTTAGGTGAGTTAGACCACCCTTCTGATGAGATTGTCCATTTAGGGAATGTCTCTCATGTTATTACTAATCTTAGGATGCAAGGAAATCACGTTATGGGGGAGGGTGAGGTTCTTAATACTCCCGCTGGAAAGGTTCTCACCGAACTGCTTAAAGCTGGTGTAAAGCTTGGTATTTCTTCTAGAGGTACAGGCTCTGTAGATTTAGACGAATCAGGTTCTAATTATCTCGTAGGAGAGAATTATAACATGATAACGTTTGACATGGTCTCCGAACCTTCAAGCCAAGACGCTTTTCCCTCCCTATCTGAAAGGAGAGAATTAGTATCTGAAGCTCGTAAACCTATTGTCGAAGAGCTTGAACACTTCCATAACGACCGTATATACATTACTGCATTGAAAAGGAAACTTGGCAAGATTTAGAAAAAAACAGCCTACATTCTACCCACTTAGTAAATAATTAGTAGCAGAGAAATTAAACATGAGTAACCATATAGATAAAATTGTTGAAGCGCTTCCCGAAGGTCTTACCGAGACTGGTATTGAGGAAGTTGCTGTATTGCTTGACGAGGTTGTAGAAGGCCGTGTTGCCGAAGAGGTTAAGTTACTTGAAGCTAAAGTCAAAGCATTCCTGCGCACTAAACTTGACGAGCTTAAAGTGACCGCACAACGGGAACTTGAAGCTGATAACAAGCTTGTACGTGCATATAAGGTTTTCGAAGCCGTTAAGACGATTGTTGCCGCCGAACTGGAAAGTGAGGACGTGACTAGTGCCGTTAAGACGTACGAAGTAGAAAACACGAGACTTCAAAGCGAGGATGTATCAATCAATTCTCAGCTTGAAGAATCTCTCAAAACAGTCAATCTTTTGGAGTCCAAGTTGGACCACCGAGAGAGCGAACTTAGTCAACTTAGTGAGGCACTTGTAGATGAAAAGGAAAAGGCTGAAATTCCTTTCAAGTCCTCCGAGTCGGCAGTCATGATTTCTAACGAAAGCCATGGCACCCAAAGTCTTCCAGCAGCAGCCCTGGAGAATTTCTTCCTGAACGAGGACGTTATACGTTTGTCCAACCGTCAAGAAAGGAGTTAAAAAATTATGTTAAATAAAGAAATTTCTAATACTCTATGCGAAAAGTGGAGCCCAATTCTTGAAGGTGTTGCCGACCAGTACACTCGTGAGACTACTGCCGTCCTCCTTGAGAATCAAGCACGCCACATTTTAAATGAAGCACAAAAGGATGGAATGTTATCCGAAGCCACCCCTGGTCAAGCACCAACGTCTGTTGGTTCTATCGGTACATTCCAAAAATTTGCGTTTCCGCTCGTTCGTCGGGTTTTCCCCGAATTGATTGCCAACAAGATTTGTGGCGTTCAGCCCATGCAAGGTCCCGTATCCCAGATTTTCTATCTAGGTTACGACCGCGCATCTGAAGACCGCCGCCAGACTATTTACAGCAAGTACAACCTCACTTACGGTCAAGAAGCCATCGGTGATGCTACTACTCAATGGACTGGTAGCTCTCTTGATAGCATGTCCCAAGGCGCAGATAACTATTCTGCCCTTGATACCTCAAACATCAAGGCGAACCAGATGACCGTTCCTTCGGCTACTGTCGGTGGACAAATCGCTGCATTCCCTGTTGCAGGACGCACGGCTGGTTATGATGTGTCTAGCGGTGAAGTTCTTGGTACGGTGAATTCACCTGTATCGAGCTTCGACATGTCAAGTTTCGACCCGACACCTCATGGTACTATTCCTGAGATTAACTTCCATATCGAGCAACAGGCCATTACGGCTCGTACTCGTAAATTCCGCGCTCTGTGGACCTTGGAAGCGGCTCAGGACCTTCGTGCCTATCACAACCTTGACCTTGAGCGAGAACTGACTGACCTTCTGGGTAAGGAAGTTGCTCTTGAGATTGACCGTGAGCTTGTTGAAGATATGCGTGCTATTGCGTACGATATGTCTGGCGGTTCTTTCCAACGTACTATGTTGGACCTCCCTAACAGTAACAGCATTACTGGTACGGGTACGAACCAAACGACTTTCGACCCTGTTGATTTCCTGTATGACACGGTTGGTCTTTCAGGCGCGCCTGGAGGAGGTCAGTATCAAACTAACCGCAACGTTTACTTTGTTGATTTCGCTTCTACTGCACTTAACCTTAGCCCTCTGCACGTTGGTCAGGCATATGCAAACCTTCTTGCAGTGCTTAACTTCGCGTCGCAGGATATTTACAAGACTACCTATCGTGGCGCTGGTAACTGGATTGTTACTTCCCCGCTCGTTGCTGCTATCCTTAACTCCGCTTCCAAGCTTGAAGGCGGCGTAAGGTCTGGTAACTGGGAAGGTCAACTGGGTGCTAACATCAACTACGCTGGTAAACTCCAGGGTATGTTCGATGTTTACGTTGACCCGCTGTATCCCGATGACGAAATGATGATGGGCTACAAAGGCTCCTCTCCCATGGACTCTGGATTCGTGTACTCTCCGTACATTCCTCTTCAGATGTTGCCCACCATCACCGACCCCGAGACGTTCCAACCTCGTAAGGGCTTGCTCACTCGCTACGGTAAAGCCGCAGTGACTCCTGAGTCTCGCTTCTTCCGAATTATCCGTCTTATCGGCGCTGACAGTAACTACATGTTCCGTCCTGGTGTTCGTAACCGCGCTACGCAAGGTTAATCCTAGCTAGTAGCTAATAAAAAACAGGGCCGCACTTTTTA